CGAGTGTAGCGCAGTCTGGTTAGCGCATCTGCTTTGGGAGCAGAGGGTCGTAGGTTCGAATCCTACTACTCGGACCAATATTTAACTAAAGGAAAACAAATGACTTGTAGAGGATATGACGCAAAGGCAGTGAAAGTTTCTAAAACTGTAAAGCGTATGGCATCAACTATCCGCGATCCGCATCAACGTGGCGCGTATATTCGTAGTTTCGTAGAGATTCTAAAGAGTGAAGCACGAGGTGCTCGAAAGGATAGTAAATGAGCAAGGGTTCACGTCCTCGTCCGTTTAGTGTCAGCACTACAGAGTTCGGTGAGAACATGGATAGAATCTTCGGGGAGAAGCCTAAGAAAGAACGATACGTTCCTCCTCCGCTTCCCGACATGAATGAAGAAAAGAAGAACATCGATTGGGGAAATGTAAAAGACTCCGATCAAGGTGGCTAAATGCAGGATTTTGTAGACCTTGACTAAATATCAGTGAGGGTCTACAAAATGAAAACTTATAATTGTTTAGCATGTGGCAAAGAAAGTATTTGGGGTCGTAGTAAGACTAATAAATATTGTAGTAATCTTTGTCAAGGTCAGCACAAATGGGTGACTGAAACAAAACCAGATATCATTGCTGGAAACAGAAGTGAACCTTCAACGTTGAAGAAATTCTTAGTTGAAGAATTTGGTGAAAAGTGCGCCGAATGTGGGCAAGAAGGTACTTGGAATAGCAAGCCTCTTGTGTTACAATTGGATCACATAGACGGAAATAGCGATAACAATTTCCCGAAGAATTTAAGATTACTTTGTCCTAACTGTCATACTCAAACTGAGAATTTTGGTAGTAGAGGACAAGGTAGTAGGTATAAGAAAATTTCTAAAAGAAATGAGTATTTGAGAGAATATAAGAAGGGTTCTTAGCTCAGTTGGTAGAGCGTCTGCCTTACACGCAGAATGTCGTCAGTTCGAACCTGGCAGAACCCACCAAACAATGCGGGTATAGCTCAGTTGGTAGAGCACTTCCTTGCCAAGGAAGATGTCGAGAGTTCGAGTCTCTTTGCCCGCTCCATAAATCAAAAAGAAAGTAGAGGTTAATATGCGATTTTAGATACTAAGGAGAAAACCATGTCTAGAACGTATAAAGACCGTCCCAGTAAAATCAGATTTCCTGAAGAACAATGGGACTACAAGTATTACCGCATTGGCGGGGGAAACTGGCACATTTGCTTCCTCGAATATCGCGGTGTACTGACAAAGAAAAAGAAACGTGTTGATACTGAAAATCATTGGATGACTGAACCTAGTTGGTTCATTCGTGAATTCATGAATCAGCCTCAACGAGCCCGTGGCAAGCAATGGGAAAAGAAAATCGTCAAAGTGTCCTTGGATAACTTAATTGATGTTGACTATCCCGATGTAAGTCGTAAACCCCACATTTATTATTGGTAAAAAATATGTCAGAAAGTCGTGTAAGATATACAAGCGAAGAAGCGGTCAATCAAGTAGGTAACCGTTTTGATTTAGTTCTCATTGCCGCACAACGAGTAAGAGAATTAAGCCGAGGACATCGTCCTAAACTGACAACTAAAGCAGGACACACTGTCACTGCTTTACAGGAAATCGAAGCCGGGTTAGTTGGTAGAGATTATCTAAAACGTATTGGTCGTTGACCCAAAATCTGTTTACAACAATATGAGTTTGTTATACAATACTTGTATTGAATGAATTACAGGGATGTGTTCAGCATTTTAAAACTAATCAAGCTAATGCAGTAGAAGCTGGCCCTGAAGGCTTTATCTAGGAAACTAGACGGTGACGGAACTGACGACACTTTGGAAAGACAAGGTATGATGTTTGTACAGACACAACACAAACTAGTCAACGTGAATCGTTGATAGGGACTGAGTGACATAATTAGTCAGTCCAGAAAATAAACAAACTGTCACGAACATCCCGTTTAAGAATTTTAGGATCGGCTCAGCAATAATTAACTTTATTGGAACTGATGGAATGTATGGTAGTTATTGGAGTCTACGGACGTTGAAGGTAATTATTGAAATACTTCTATCGCAATAGGAGTGATGGCCCTATTCAAAAAGCAGTCAACAACGATCCTGTTACTTTTTAGCACTACAATTAAGAGAACTGCCCAAAGGGAGTTGAAATTTAATCAAACGTGTGCTATAATTATTTTTTAGGATGCATTCAGCAACTTTAACTACTTTTCATAATAGTAAAAAAGCGCATCCTGTTGCATAAAATCATAGAAAGGAGAACCTATGCAATTCGCAGAAGCAATCAAGAATCAAGAAACTCGTACCACTAATGGTATGAAGGCCCGCAAGTCAAGTGCTAACGCATGTGTTGACTTGTTTTATAACATTGGCGCTAGTCGAGGCAAGAATATTGTCCCGGCATTCACTGCGGCTTATGTAGAGAACTCCGATCTGGCGCTCCGTATCGTTCAATGGGCACGTGATGCCCGTGGCGGTAGCGGTGAACGTCAACTTTTCCGTGACATTCTTGTTCACTTGGAAAAGACTAACCCAGAAGATGCTATGCGTCTAATGGCAAAGGTCCCTGAATTGGGTCGTTACGATGACCTCTTGGTGTTTAAGACCCAGCCTCTCAAGGCCAAGGCATATACTATGCTTGGTGATGCGCTCCGCGCACGTAACGGCTTGGCAGCTAAGTGGACTCCCCGTAAGGGCGAAGTAGCACGTGAAATCCGTGAATTCTTCGGTATGACTCCTAAGCAATATCGTAAGAGCCTTGTTGCTTTGACAAATGTTGTCGAAACACAAATGTGTTCCGGTGACTGGGATAACATCAACTACAACCATGTTCCTTCAGTGGCACATGCTCGTTACAAGAAAGCGTTTGGTCGTCACGGTCAAACATATGCTGACTATGTAACTAAGTTGGTTAAGGGTGAAGCTGGTGTTAAGATTAACGCCGGCGCAGTATTCCCCTACGATGTATTGAAGGGCGCTATCAACCGATACAGCCGTCAATCTATGTCTAAGACAGAACTTGACGCATTGCAAGCCCAATGGGACGCATTGCCTAACTACATCGGTGACGCAGATGTTCTACCTATGGTAGACTCTAGCGGCTCAATGACTTGCTCCGCAGGTGGCTACAACTCTAAGTCAGGCATGACCTGTCTAGATGTTGCGCTATCTTTGGGCTTGTACTTTGCTGACAAGAACAAGGGTAAGTTCGCTGATTGTTTCCTAACATTCAGTCGTACTCCTAAGTTGGTCAACCTTAAGGGTAACATCAATCAAAAGATTGACCAGATGAACACTGGCGAAGTTGCTAACACCAACTTGAACGCGGCGTTTGATCTGATCCTTAAGACTGCGGTGCAGAACAAGGTTCCTCAAGCAGAAATGCCTGGTACTCTTGTAATCTTCTCCGATATGCAGTTCGACGGAGCTGTTGACGGTAAGGATGAATCTGCCATCAAGATGATGACTCGCAAGTACAGCGAAGCTGGTTACACACTACCCCGTATTGTGTTCTGGAACTTGAATGCTGCCTATGGCAACACCCCCGTCAAGTTCGACAAGAGTGGTACCGCTCTTGTGTCAGGCTTCAGCCCAGCATTGGCAACTAGCGTAATGGCTAACGACTTGGAAGACTTCACACCAGAAGCTATCATGTTGAAGACCGTTATGAAGTCACGCTACGATTTGGCGTAAGCTAAATAGTATAACCCGGCGTCACACAGTCGTTATGATGTGTGAGGTAATGACTGCGTCCACATAAGCAGTCGGGTGCGCTAGGACTTGACCTCACGACCTGATTTCACGGGTACGGAAACAATCTAGGGAAGTTGAACGCTAACAACTGCCATAATAACAAAAATACGTAAACGATATAGTTATATCCGGTCCGGTGACTCTTGTGGTGAGAGTTGACCGGACATTCCTATATGTTGATATCTGCTCCATCCATGTCCTATCAGACTATAACGTTCACCACGAGTAATCGCAGTGACTTCATGTGGAAGAATAGCAGGGAAAATAATAGCAGAACCTTTGCTTCTAGTACATCGATGGTTTCCTATTATCAAGTCGCCGCCGTCGTATTCTGATTCGTCGGACAATTGAATAATTAAATTCATAGTCCTACTAACATTTTCATCTAAGTTTACGTACCCGTCTCGGTGCCAACTAAATACATCACCTTCTACGTATAATTTTATTTCATACGGTTCAATGAAGATTATGTTTTTATTTTCTTCCCAAATGTAATTCAACATAGGATACAATTCGTCACCCAAGTGTCCTAACAGGCAAGTGTAAAAGCTAGCAGTAACACCTGGGTCTTTGCTACCTCTACGGTGTAATCCAGCATTATCCCATAGAGCCTGTCGTAGCCTGTTTATTTGGTAATCATCCAACACATTTGGAATTTCTTTGACATGGTCAGTGAATACGTAATTGTGTTCGGGCTTATATCTTATAGGTAGCATAACAGTATTTAATGGTTGACAAATAAACCAAAACATTGTATAATACAACATTGGAGAATAAAAATGTGGATTCAAAACGTAGCACTTGCTGATATTCCTAAAGCGCATCATGTGCGTGTGGGTGAAAATTCTATGCTGATTCAAATTGTGGATCCGGCTATGGAGTTCCCTGTACCCAAACATCAATTCAAAGAAGTTCACCAGTTTGAGTTTCTTGACCTTGAGCGTGATGACAAGTGGGGCGAAGAATTTAAAATCACTGACGAACAAGCAGAGAAATTGGTCAGACTGTTACAACATGCTTACGACAATCGTATGGATGTTATTGTTCACTGTGTCGCTGGTGTATGTCGTAGTGGCGCTGTTTGTGAGATCGGTGTTATGATGGGATTCCAAGACACGGAAGTGTTTCGTAGCCCTAACTTGATGGTCAAGCACAAGATGATGAAAGTCTTGGGTTGGACTTATGATGAAGACGAACCGCACACTATCAATGGTGTGCCGTTTGAATATGATGAATTAGGCAACAAGAAGATTTGGTTGCCACCTGAAAAAGAAGATACGTATGATTAAAGTAAAAGATTTAGAATTTGTAGACTTAGCATCCGCAATGGACTATGCTAAGTCATTGAATGAATTTGTTGCCATCGTTGGTGATGGATTTGAAATTGTTGGCATGTTTGGTGTTGACAGTGTGGAAGATGGTAAAACTCCTGACGGAGTTGTGTACGACTGGAACAAGGCTAGCCGAATCGGTCGTGTGAAGAAGGAACGAGTATAAAAGTACTCATTTGACAATAAATCATTTTGGGCATATAATAGTGTCTTAAACAGAAAGGAGCACGATATGACTAGATTCTTCTGGCAAGATGCCAAAGGTCTCAAAGCCGATGTTGAACGTCATCGTGCTAAAGAGAAGGAATTACAAGACCGTATACAGGAACTTGAAGGTAAGGAAGACCCAATGAGCATTGCCTCCTTGCGTGTCTATCGCAGGTTCTTGGGTCAACTACAACAAAGCAAGGCTGATGTTGTAAGCAAGATTGGAAAAAGAAAATGAAAAAGTGGATTACAAGTGACTTGCATTTCGGTCACGCAAACAT